CCATTTGAATACTAGCCTGTATCTTTTGTTCTTGTAGTTTTGAGTTAGCAGTTTCAAAGAGACTCTGAACAATAGCTTTCTTCTCTTTGGGAGTAGACTTATCCCAGTTTCCTTGACCAACTCTATCAATTACAAGATTCCTAGTTGCTTCTGGAAGACTATTAAATCTATCGTTAACCTGAGCTTCGGGAATAGTTTCCAAAACACTAGAAGCATCAGCTATAGCCTGACGTTCAATATCTGTTTTTTTAGATTGATTAACAAGATCTCTAGTAGCAATTCTTTCAGAAGCTTCTATAAATTTAGCTGCTTCTTCACCTTTACCTGCTTCTCCATACACACTAGCAAGTTTAAGTGTTTGTTCAGAAGGACTAGCCTTGATGTAGCTATCATCCTTTACAAGATTTTGAATCTTACTTCTAATGTCAGCATCAGTTTTGACACCTGTGCTAGAAACAAGATTAGCTAATTTAGTTTTTTCTACATTTTCTTGTTGTTGTTGCAAAGTGTTAGCTTGCTCTTGCATAGCATTAGTTTGCATCTGTTGCACATCAGGTGCAGCAGCCATGTTTCGTTGTAGTTGTAGAGCAGCATTACTACCAGCAGCTACATCACTCATCAAGAATGCCATATTTAATCTCCAATACCAGAAGTACCAGACAAGAGACTACCAACACCATAGCCATATTGAGAAGTAGGACTAGCGAAAGAACTGTAGATAGAGCTTGGGTTGTATGGAACGTTGCCCATAGTGTTAGTACTAGAGCCTGGATATAAACCAGCTATACCTTGACCTAAACCACCTAGACCTTGAGAGAAAGCTTGTTGATTAGCAGCATTTTGAGTTATTCCTAGACCACCAGCTTGGGCAGGATTAGAAACAGCACCAGAACCTTGAGCAAGACGGTTTAGATAGTCAGTCATAAAGCCGTAGTAGCCTCTTTGACCAATGTCTTGTAGAGCAGCAGACTCTCTTCCAGAATAAAGTAGACCAGAAGCAGCAGCACTACGCTTAGAAGCCTCCATAGCAGGGTTTAAGACACCAGTTGTATATTGGCTATACCCAGGCATCTTAGTTACATCTATACCAGTACCAGGCTGTAGAGCACCGCTATACATCTGTGCTAAGTTAGATCTGTATGGTGCAAAAGGATCAGCCATCTGCTGGGCTTCAGTACCAGATATAGACCCTGGACCACCTAGAAGATTAGATACACCCCCTCCAGTGAGAGAGTTAACGCTTGAAGCTATGTTCAAAGCAGAACTAAAATCCGATAAATTCATATTACCCCCAGCATTATTTACAACATTGCCTACACCACTTGGTATAGTATTCCCACTAACAGCGTTAGCAGCACCTGCTTGACCAAGACTCATATCTGTAGCAGCAGCCCCAGTATTCATAGCTGCTATTTGTTCAGCATCAGATATATATCCACCAACAGTAGCAGCACCTGCTCCAGTAGCACTACCTAAAGCAGGAAGTTCAGTTGCAATAACAGAACCTGTAGTGACTGGAGAAGAAACTACACCAGCATCTACAACAGCAGACACTGGCACAGTACTACCAGAAGCATTTATATACGCCCCTATCTCAGGAGCATAGTAATAGCCAGCAGTAAGCAGAGCAACCGTAGTCCAACCACCAGGTACAACTTCATTAACAGTGTCATCAATACCTGCACCAATGTCACTAACAGTGTCAATGGCTCCTTGGCCTATATCGCCAACAGTATCAACAACTTCACTTACAGCACCACCCATATCATTCCTTTATGTTCTATGCTTTTGAAACATAGATGAAAGCCTTTGAACCGTCTAATAGAACTATCTGACATTTCTCTAGCCAACCAAATGATCTGGCAAATCTTGCAAGTTTAATGTCATCCTCTCTAACTAAAGCAGCTATAGGCTTGCCAATTAAACTCTGTATGAGAACAAAGTCTCTTTGACCATCTCTCTTGACTTTAGCTGACCATCGTTTGATATCAACATGAATCCACAAGAGATTGTCAAAAAGCTCTAAGTACACTATGTAATCCTTTCGGATACACACAGGTACTTTTCCCTTTATTTTATCGTCTATAGCGTCCACCACCAACTGATTGTTCTTGATCTAGTTCACCTATCCTGAAGTCTATCTCAGCTGTGTCTAGACGCAAAGGAACATTGCTAGTACACAAGAACTCCCAAGCCCTACGCCTATCAGCGCCACTAAGATATATCTGTGATCTAGAGATACTAAGATCTATAGACCTATAGGTAGACCAAGTTTGATAGTCATCACCACTGTGACGTACTTGCATAGTTCCAGCTACCTTGTCACCAACAATCTCTAGTCTTCCATAGAATTTACGTTTAGTAACCCCGTTATCTATGATGTCTGTTACTGTTCTGCTATAGATAGCTTGACCATTATCTTGATACGCAGTGGTACTGAGGTAGTAGATAGTGGCTGTGTCATCATCTAAGACAAACGCAATGTCATTTAACTCAGCAAAGAATACAGCTCTAAAGTAGGACTCTTGGAAAGTACCTGGATTAGGCTGGTCACTAGATTGGATAGAGTACTGAGTCCATGTATACCACATTTTCTCATTTATATCGTAAACTAAAGTTTTACTAGTGTTGTGTAGAAATAGAACATATAGTGTATGTCCTGAGACTGTATAGCAATAAGCTGTTACTGTACTTAAACTATCAGCTTCTAGGTGTTTGTCTATGCTATTGGTAGAAACCTTAACAGCAGACACACCATCCATTAGATAGACAGCACGACCATTGGTCTTGCTAGTTCCAATCCACAATACAGTGTTATTAGTAGCAACGATGCTATCACCAGTAGCACAACCAATCTCAGACGTATAACTCTGGGCTACAGCTAAGGGAGAACCCGTAGCATTAGCAGCATCATAGAAGAACTGAATACTAGTAGAACCAAAGGCTACTAGATAGTTTAAGTGTTTAGCAATACCAACGAGTACGTCAGCAGTCTGCTCAAAGCTAACATAGTCAAGAGCAGTCCAAGTAGTTGGATCACCAATATTGCAGTTATAGATACGATTATTAGTAGTACCAATAAATATGTAATTGTTCAAGAACACAGTACCAGACACATATGGACTTGCTGGCAAAGAGGTCATTGTTACAAACGAACCTGCTTGATTTAACAAATAGCCAGTAGTCTTGTTGTGAAAGAACAGATACGTATCTAGGAATGTCTTAACAAAATAACTTTGGTTAGTAGTGCTAGACGTAGAACCAAGATTAGTTACAGCATAACTAGATGCAGGATTAATGCTATACACCGTGTTATTAATAACAGCAATTAGCTTGTTATTAAAAGCAGCTAATCCTTGACTAGGTGTATGAGCAGGAGGTGTTATAGACACCACTTGTTTAGCTAAGACTAAACCAGGTCTTTTAACAAACTCTCTCTTCTGATCCCTAGTCTCAAAGAAACAGTTAGAAGAATAGGAGTCCTTAGCAAAGGATCCGCTTCTACTTTCTATTGGCTGAGTAAGTGGTATACGTTCTGTTGCCATGCTTACATACCATAAGAGTTAACAGATGTAGATCTAAAGTCAGGACTGAAGAATGTACTACCAGGCTCTACATCCCAATCAACCATCTTGTCTTTGTAGTTTAAAGCACGAAGAGCAATCTCTTGTCTAGTGTTCATAGGAACACCATACTCAAGAGACAACTGATCTGCTAAGTTCCATACCAAACAGTTCATCCACTCATTGGGAAAGTCTGGAAGTTCACTAGCTGTAGTTATGTCATTGATAGGCATCTGAGCCACTAGACGTAGTTGTAGATTAGCCTGAGTACTAGCATCTGGAGTTAGGTATACATAAAGAATACCGTTGAGTCTACGAGCATCATAGAAAATACTGTTGGGCGTACCTGTAGAGAACTTAGATCCCAAGATAGTGTACTCCTGTCTAGATATAATAATCACTGGTGTGTCTATGTCTGGAGTAGACGCTGTATTACGATAGAACCCTTGAATAACTTTCAAAGGTTTGTCTGTAATAGCTGTACTAGGAGCTAGTGAGTCATACATCAACGTAGATGTAGCACCACCTAAAACATAGCTAGTCTGTCCAGAAGTAAGGGGAATGATAAGTTCTGATACTTTCCACAACTTTAAACCATCTGTGTTGAATTGTTTAATCAACAAGTTTAAAGATATGGCAGCATTAGACACAGTATTAGCGTCAGGTGTATCCCCAATCTCAAGCACTCCTAGTTTCCTAAGAGCTAAAGATATGATTTGATCACGAGTAATGCTGTAGTTGGAAGCCATTAGTTAGCCTTTAGGATATTTAGCCTTAACCGCTTGGCAGTCGGCTATGTATTTGTTAATCTGTGCTTGGTCACCTTTGGCTATGCCATCCAAATAGTCAGTAAACGGGGGATATTCCGCTTGGCGTTTGGCTATGTAGGCATTGGCACTAACTAATGCTTGTACTGTTTCTTTGTTGTAAACAACAATATCTCCATTAGCATCAAAGGCTTTGTCTTCAACAGTACGAACTATTTGCGGATATAACTTATAAATTGCGTCTTCAAAGTTCATGCCGCTATCTCCATTAAAGTTATTACGCTTGAGCCACCAAATGCGGTATCACTTTGTCTTCTGTTTATAGCCAAAGTTCCATTAGCATCTAGACTTGCTTGAATTTTGTAAGTGGTTGCTGATGTTGTGGCGGGGCTATCTAAAAAACTAAATGGAAATGTCCAAAAGTTATTTGACGCCGTACCACCAGAAACTTGAACTCCTGATTGAAAGTTGGCATAAGAACCACCAGTTCCATTTCCAATAGCAGTTGACCCCCTAACAATTTGAATCCAAGCACCAGCGGCAGTTGACCAACCTATTTCAACATTTCCAAACACTAGTATTTTGCTAGAAGAACTTGAAGGAGTAATTGTTGCCGACAATCCAAAATCAACATAAGTCGGGCTAGTTACTGAAGCGGTAGATGCAGTAGTCAATGTTGTGCTAACCACTTGCAACACCCTACCAGAAGATGCTTGCACCGCAGAAGCACTACCCGCTACTACTGGGAATGTGACACCAGCAGTGCCGTCAATGATTACAGTCATGCTGCCTCCAAAGCCACTATACGGGCGGTTAGAGCAGCTAATGCTGCGGACTGTCCAGCAAGCATAGTCGCTTGTGCGTTGATTGTTGCGGCTTGTGTGTCTATCAATGCTTTAGTCTCTTGCAATGCCGCTGTTAATGTTGCTACTAGGAATGATGTATCAATGCCTTGGTAAACTGGTTTGCCA